ATGCCCGGTTGGTCGAGTTTCTTGAGTCCAATGATCTGGACGCGTATGCTCAATGGTTGGTTCTGACTGACGGAAGTTTGGTCGCAGTTCAGCCGATTGACCTGTTCGACGGTTATGTGGATGAGGTGTCGTCATGAATGAGGCAACTGGCACTGTCGTTGAGGGCACTGTTATTGAGGTTCGCAACGACAAATACGTATTCGACCTTGACGACGGTCGGAACCTGATAGTCAACATCACCGCCGAAGGTGTCATTATGGATGTATGGGGACCTCATACGGCGGGGACTGAGGCGTGGACTGACAACGAGACAGGGATCGACGTTAGTCATCTTGGTACCGTCGGTATGATGTTCGATGAATGGGCCGACTGGGTGAGTGGGGTGTCGGCATGAGGAATCCAGAACTAGCGTGCGACTGGTGCGGTGACGAGGTCGCCAACGGCGAGGGCGTGACCGTGGATGATGACCGCGTGTGCTCCGAATGTGCGGAACGACGAGAGGGCTGGGAGCGGTGTCGGCATGAGTGAGTCAGAGTGCCCTAGATGTAATGAGAAGGGTTTGATTATACATTTTGAGGAACCCGATAAGGATGGAAATGACAAGTTGGTTGTGCCCTGGATCATTGTTGAAAAGATGGTGGCACAATATTTGGATAAGACTATTAACGATATGATGGAAGCAGGAAGCTTAGAATGAAAGAAGAATTGATTAGTTTCAATGATGTGTTGATCAAGCCAAAGTATTCTAATGTAACTAGCAGGAAAGATGTGGATTTATCCACTAGGCTGTCTGGTAAGCTAAAGTTGGATATTCCAATTATTGCTGCCAATATGGATACTGTGTGTGAAGAAGAAATGGCTACTTCTATGAGTAAACTTGGTGGTATGGGTATTCTGCATAGGAATCTTTCGATTGGTGAGAGGTTGCAAAGTATTCGTATTCTCAACATCAATAGTTGTCTTGCAGGAGTTGCTATTGGGGTTAATGAGTTAGATAAGCGATATATAACCAGTTTCACTCAGGGTGGTGTCAATGCGCTCGTTATAGATGTTGCTCATGGAGATGCTCTGCATGTGTACAATGCTATTATTGAAACTAAGTGTTTCTTGGAGCGTAATGCTCCAGACGTATGCTTGATTGGTGGTAATGTGGCTACTGGCGAAGCTGTAGAGCGAATGGTGGATGCGGGTGTGGATTGTGTTAAGGTGGGAATTGGACCCGGTGCTGCCTGTTTGACTCGTATCAATACTGGTGTCGGTGTACCGCAGTTATCGGCCATTATGGAATGTGCTGCTAGGGCTGATCATCTAGGCGTGTCCTGTATTGCTGATGGTGGCATTAAGACGCCCGGTGATGTCGCTAAGGCTATTGCTGCCGGTGCAGATGCTGTTATGCTTGGTGGCATGTTGGCTGGAACGGATGAGGCACCGGGTGATATTTATACGGATGGAAATGGTAGGCGAGTAAAGGGATATCGCGGCATGGCGTCTAGTGGCGTAGGCTCAGACTATGTGGAGGGCGCTGAGGGGCATGTAGATTACAAGGGGCCTGTGGCTGATGTTGTAACTGGCATCAAGAATGGTCTGCGTAGTGCAATGTCTTATTCTGGAGCGTTCAATATTTCTGAATTTCATGCTAAGTCGGAGTTTGTTAGAGTTTCTAATGCGTCCTTGAGTGAAAATGGTGCTCATGGAACTATTTTATGATACAATATAAATAAGAAATATTCTACTGAAATCCCCGTAAGTGATCGCACCTTGTGCTATGATAGTAGCATCTTAGAAGCCTAAGGAGGCTAAAAATGACAAGTTGGGAGTTCCCATCAGGGGCAATTGAACTAGATGATCTAATGAACAGTTTTAGTGAAATTGCTGATAACACTTCTCATATCGAAATGGACTTGGGAAGGTCGAAGTATACTGCAAGCAGCAATACGCTTGCAACAGATAAGGAAGAGCATGTAGGGTTAACAACTACAAGTTTTAATCAGTTGTGCGACATGCTTGATGTGCCTACTAAGTATGGTGAAAGGATGCCTGACAAATTGGCAGACTACACCATCAATTATTTCCTCTCAGAGGGGGCTAGGAGGCCGTATAACGCTCTCTTAAACAACGGGAAGGTAGTCAGGTCATTTATGCGTCCAGACATGCCTTACGTGCGCCATGACGACCTTCTGACGGCTATTGTGCAGAGTTTTGATGGCACTGCTCCTTTTGTTCATCGTTGGAATGTGAATGGTGGCAAGTTCAATGTTCAGTTACGCTCACCAGAGTTGACGTTTGAAGATCCCGGCGGGTCTGTGCTGTTTGGTGGTGTTGAGGTTTCTTATGACGATAGTTGGAAGAGGCATCCGATGTTTAAGACTTTCCTAAATAGGTTGGTCTGCGATAATGGTGCCTCAGTTAACGTTGAGAGTCGTAAGTTTAGAGTTGATGGGTACTCCACTGAGGGTGTTTTGTCTCAGGCTAGTGAGTTTTCATCTCTTGCTCTGGTGCAGGTTCAGCAAATGGTTGAGGGGCTGCTGGCTATGCAGAAAGATAAGGTTAATAATGCAGAGTCTGCTATTCGTAATCTTTGCATGCAGAATAAGCTTCCTAATAAGATTAGGGAACTTTTAATCAGGTATTTGACTGATGATCGCTATCTTGCGACTGTGCCGGATGGTCGGGTAGGAACCATGTATGATGTAATTAATCTCTTTACATTTGTTGGTACTCATGATTTTAGTATTACTCAAGAGTACCGCGATCTCCTGTGTGAGATCGGTGGAGGGGCAATGCTTGCACACAACGATACTTGTGTAGAATGCGGTAGCACGATATAAGGAGGATTGCTGTGCTGGCTGGGCACCCTACGCTCAGCCAGCACATTGTTATATGACTACAGAAATAGAAACAACCGAAAGCCAGCCACCTTCAATTGTCAATGAACTTGATGATGTTGAAGAGGCTGGCTTGATGTATATAAAGGGGTATAAGGTTTCAGAAATTGCTACTGTAATGAGCATTACGCCTAAAAGAGCGCGTAAATACATTAGTGATTATAAAGAGGTTTTGAATAGAAGGACCGTAGAGGACCCTTACTTCTTAGAAAAGGTACAGTATAACACTCTCAAAGCTCTAGACGAGTTTGATGAGGTTTCCAAAGAAGCTTGGGAAACTGTTACGATTGCAACTGATCATGGAATGATATCCGCAAGAGTGCAGGCTTTGAAGCTTGCTGGCGAGATGGCAGCGAAGAAAGCCCAGTTGCATCATTTGCTAGGTGGCAATAATGCTGACGCAGAGTATGTTGCAAGAATGCAGCGTGCAGAGTCTGTAAATCAGATTCTGTCTAAGATTCTGCGGGATACCATATCTCAGCATCCTGATATTGCAGAAGAAGTTAGGGCTGAGTTGTCGCTCGCATTTGAATTAATGGAGAATTCAGATGCTGAAAATACTTATATAGAAGCGGAAGTAATAGATGACGCGGGGAACTAAATGGCCTCTATATAAAGGTTGTTTCCGTATATCGGTAACGCGGGGAACCAAATCGCCCCTATATAAAGGTCATTTGTATGTAGGAGCCAAGTATGTCTGACATCTTCGGATTGAATGTAGAACTTGATTCTTTGGAAAAGCTTTTGAGGCATGAGGAACTTGATGAGTATCCTGTTCCTCTTGATGTATTTGTTAGCGATAGACGTTATCTTGGACTGCCACCATTGTCTGAAATTCAAACAGAAATCGTTAAAAACAGTACTCAGATATTTAAACTCGATACCCTGATAAAGCTTCATGGTGAAGAAGAGGGTCTGCGTATCTATGACACATATACGCAAAATGAAGTTATTTGTCAACTTGGTAAGGGGTCCGGTAAAGACCACTGTGCAAGAATCACTCTCGCTTATACTGTCTATTTGCTTCATTGTTTAAGGGATCCGTTAGGGTATTATGGTAAAGCTACTGGTGTGTATGTTGATCTTCTAAATCTCGCTGTTAATGCTCAACAGGCTCAAAGGGTATTCTTTGAGCCGTTTAAGAACTTACTTCTATCATCTCCGTGGTTCAATGAGCAGGGATTTGAACCTAGGGTATCAGAAATTTTCTTCTTTTCGCGCCCAGTTCGATGTTTTTCTGGTCACTCTGAATCGGAAGGCTGGGAAGGGTATGAGGTTATGACTATCATCTTGGATGAGATCGCAGCGTTTAAAACAGACAATGAATTAAAGGGCGATGTTCGTTCCAAAGGGTCGGCCTCAGCTATCTACAACATGAGTAAGTTATCTGTAATGTCTCGCTTCCCTGAGATTGGTAAGTGTATTTTGTTGTCTTTCCCGAGATACAAAGGAGACTTTATTCAACAGAGGTTTGATTCATCCATTGAAAAGAACGAGCCTAAGACTTGGGCTATTAAAGCTGCGACATGGGAAGTGAATCCCACTATCGAAAGGCATCAGTTAGAGTCGGAGTATATTAGGAATCCTGTTGAGGCTAGAGCAAGGTTTGAATGTGAACCGCCACATATGGAAGACGCGTTCTTCAGGGATGCAGACTTAGTTAGAAACGCATTTAATGCTACTGAAGACCCTATGGAAGAAGATGGATCTTATAAGAAATGGTTTAACGGGTCGGATGATTTCACTAGGTTTATTCATGTTGATCTAGCATTAAAAAGAGATCGTGCAGCACTATCTATGGTACATTGTCCTGGGATTAAGAACATTAATACAGGTTTAGGCGTTGAGAGCCTACCAGTAATAAATGTTGATCTAGTAAAGTCTTGGTCAGCAGCACCGGGCGATGAAATTAATTTTAGTGGTATTAGAGGTTTGATTGTTGATTTATGTCGTAGGTTTAGTGTAGGAATTGTAAGTTTTGATCAATGGCAATCTGTAGAAATGATTCAATCTTTGAAGGCTATGGGTATAAATGCTGACTTTCATAGTGTTAAAAAAACTGATTACGACACCTTAATGACATCGATTTATGATAAGAGATTGCGTGGATACTGGAATGAGATTCTGGTAGAAGATGAACTATTAAAGTTGAAACTTCTGAATGGCACTAAGATTGATCATCCTACTTCTGGTTCAAAAGATTTGGCGGACTCAGTTGCTGGTGCAGTATTTCAAGCTGTGCAGAACATTCTAATAGATCAAGAAGTTGAGATAGAGTTTGATACGTTTTCTCCTGAAGAATTTGAGAGCGAATACGATGAGGCTGATACGTATATTAAAAAAGATTTGACTTCTGACAATCTTGAAAGCAACAAGGTAATACCAGAAGATATCGCTACTTGGTTGGACCTAGTTTAGCATACTAAAATTGGCTACCAAAGCAAACGATTTTGCTGGCCGTCGAAGATGTTGGGTCTTGGTTAGGCGATTGTCTAGAAGTCCTCAAGTCTTATACACTAGGACTCAAAAAAAATGGATTGAATGACACAATCCGACTTAGTTTGTCTGCTACTGTGTTGGTTCCTGAGAGCAATCCTTCACAACATGTGAGGGAGAAAAGGATAACGATTATTATGGTTAGTATCAATAAGATTGAAGATTTTCCAATCTTAACGCGTGCAGGTCGTCAGACCGAAGAAGTAGTTATGGTAAGGGATGCATTAAAGCAGTCCATTGACAATAACTATGAAGCATTTGAGTTGAGTGGAATTCCTGCAGATAACTACAACTCTTGGCAGCAGCGTATTCGCACGCAGGCTAAGAAGTTGGGTATTAATGTGGAAGTTCGCTTTAGCGCTGAAAAGGAAACGCTTGCTTTCAGGGCCAAGGCTCCTAAGACTACTGGAAAGCCTGAAAAGGGTTCTAAGTAGTTTTAGGTATCGTCACATACATCCATTTTTGGTTAGGAGTGACGATGGTGGGTAGTAGGTAGATTTAGAGTCATTTTACTGGTAACAGTAAGTGTTCACGAAACTGAAAAATAGCTGACACTGTTAAACACGGTTGGTCTATCTACTGCCCACTTGATCTGATGATGTAAAGTTTACATTATCACTTAAAATCCCCGCTTGAGATTCCCCTCCAAGCGGGGATTTTTTGTGTCTCTTATAAAGATGGGATAAGAATTACATTAAGAGTAAAAGCAGATAAAGTAACTAAGGCTAAAAAATGTACACTCAACTTGGCATTGGAATAAGACTAATTGTGTCCCTGTTTCTGTTTTTATTTTTAACCTTTAGGCGCGGGGAAATACATACTCAATATAACGGATTGGTATAAAGGATTGCCGGGTTGCTTTTAATTTTTAGTCTTATGCGTAGTCTTATGCGTATTCAATTCCGTTTCCATTCGTCTCAAGTCTCACCCCCGCAATTAATTTTAGCTTTTAATATCTGGAGGAAGTTATGCCTTTAGTCCTGGTCCCAGGTTTAGCCTTAATAGCTGGACCCGGGGACATCTTTATTAGTCTATGGCGGCGGCTGCTTTTAGTTCCTGTCGCAGCTCGAGCTGCAGCTCATGCTTTTATTCTTAGCCGGCTGCCGATACCGTTAACTTTGGGTGCCAATCCTGGCTCTCGAGGAGTCGATTATGCGATCAAATAAATTTGGAAACCTGTAGGTTTTGATCCATCTCTTATACACTCCTATCTGGTAGGATGTTCTTATCGCATTGAGAAGGTCTTAGCAGAAAGAGAATAAAAGTTGCTAATAAATACTAATAATAAAAGCAAGTATCAGGACGAGGTTTTCGTCCTGATTCATCCATTATTGTCAGGAGTCAATAATCATGAATGAGATAACGATAGAAAAAGCGAGAACTCTCATAGATAGCGCTATCCATAAGGATGGTGTTGATTATGGGGTCGTTACAGAGATAACTACTATCGCTAGTAGTTACAGCAGAAAGTTTGTTGCTATTACTGATAAAGGGTATAGGATTGACGTAGGGTCTATCTTCAGGCTCTTGAATCAGATTAATGGTAGTGAGAAGTTCTATCCAGATGGCACAAGTTATTCGGTAAGAGTTATGCGTTCGGCTAAGCGTAAGGGTTCTGGTCGGGCAGTAACTGGCGATTCTGCTCCGAATAATCTCAATACTAAGGAGAAGAAGTAATGAATGACTTCGGCTCAGTTATTGAAACTGATGAAGTTACTATTAGCAAGAGTGGCGTTTCTACTGCTGCTAATAGTGAGTCTGTGGTTCTTCCAGATTCTAATATCGAAGATTCGCTAGATGAAGAATCTTTCGGTGAAGTTATTCTTCCTTGTGAGGTAAAGACTTACCGTAAGAAGAAGCCAGTAAAACTAACTATTGGCTTTACTGATCATGACGTTTATAACATTAGGCAAAGGCGTCATGATAGTGGTCGTGCTCATGGTGAAGAATATGATTTTGATCTAGATAAGCGTCAGCGTGAAACTCTTGATCGCTGGAATGAGATCTACGAAGAAGAAGCAGCAGAAGAAAGGGTTGCTACTGAGCGTAGAATGAAAAGAAACCAACAAACCTACGGAAGGGTAGGCTAATAATGATTAAGTCATGTAACTGTGGTAAGTGCAGGAAAGAATCAGAACATAACCTTGGCTTTGTATGGGAGCGTAAGGGTACTCGATGGTTCAAGATGTATTCAATAAAGCCACGACCGTAAACTTATAACTAACAGAAAAGAGACAGATAATGCTAAATTCAATTTATATTGCTGACACTTCCCCTTATGGGGAAGATTGTGTTTGTGTAGGCGAAGATGATTATATTCGTCGCGCAAAAGAAGAAGGTAATCGTTTCATTGCTCAAATCCGTAAGCATTATGGTAAAGAGCCAGGAAACAGTTATTTGGATCTCAAAAAGAATCCTCATGACTTTGGTACATACATCAGTATTGAGTTTTACTTTGATACTGAAAATTCGGAAGAAGTTGATTATAGCCTCGACGTAGAGGGCGATGTTATGAATGTCCTCGAGACTTGGGATAAGGAGTTCGCAGCATGAATGAATATGGTGTTGACTTCAACGATTTCTATGATGAATTTCATAAGCATCTAAGCGAGTATTGCCCCAGTAGTGAGAACTACAATCCAAATATTGTAGTTTGGCGACAAGGACAACTATTCTTTAATTTGTTGTCTGGTGTTAATCCAAGGGTTGCGGAGTTACTCCGTGGCTCACTAATAGATCCATTTTATCGTGATGAGGTTTCAGATAAGGTTTGGGACTTCGTTATGGATAAGTGGGAAACGGAGACTGTTTGATATGCAGTACATTAAGATAACTAATGACGCAGATATTGTTCCAAGGCTTCACTTGGAACTTCTTGGTGTTTCAACTAAACGAGATAGTGATGACACTATTGGTCAGTTTGGTTCTGGCACTAAGTTTGCTCCTATCTATGCTTTGAGGCAGGGGTGGGAATGGATAAATGTTGGTAATGATAGGCATGGCGGTTACGTCATGAAGTATGTCATTGCTGATAATGAAGGAATCGATGTTGTTAAGTTTCAGTATCAGGATAATGCTGGAAAGGTAACAACCAAAGATTCTTCTTATTCAATGGGTGCTGGTGAACTTGGTTGGGATCATCCTTTCCAGATATTTAGGGAAGCGTTTGCTAACGCTTTGGATGCTCATTATGAGTTCGGTGCTAACTATAACATTGAATTGGTAGATAGTGTTTATCCTCCTATTGAAGGAGAGTTCAGCGTCTATCTAACGGCGGTAGATGAATTGATTGAAGTTGTTAAGAACTTCGATAAGTACTTTTCGTTGAATCGTAAGCCCATCTTTGAAGATAGCAAGGGCAATAAGATCTTCGAGAAGCTGAGCGAAAAAGAAGGCGCCAGAATTTATCATAAGGGTGTCCTTGTATATGGGCCAGAACTTGATGGTTCTGATACTCAGTCCATTTTCGATTATGACTTGAAGCGCGTTACTCTAAATGAAGAACGGCGACTCAAGGATATTTCAACTAATGAGATGTATGCCATTGCTCGTATTTTCAGCGACAATGAAAATCATGCGCCGGGAGAAATGGTTCCAGTAATCAAAAGTATGGTGGAAAAGATTGCTTACAATACTTTGAGCTGTGCTCATGGTTATTGGGAATGGAACTTCGCTTATGCTTGGGGTGGTGGTTTTTATGAAGAAGATATGGAAACAGATGGCTTTGGTGTAGAGTTTTACGACTACTTCAAAAATATCATCTTGCCTACTATCAAGACAGACAGAAACAGGATTGCTTTTGTTGCAGAAGATGCAATGGACTTTAATGAGTTGGATTTGCTCCTTGCAGAAAAGCAAGTTTATCCCATTCAGGTATCTGCTGGTATGTACAATCTACTAAATGGTACTGGTGCATCAGAACATATGGATGCTGCTGTAATGGGTGAAGAGTTTAATACACCATTTACTACATTGAGTGGTGATGATCTAAAGTTCTTCACTTTTGCCTTGGGTATCGTTGTTGATTATGATACTGATATCTTGAATTACAAGGTAAGGATTATGAAGGAGTCAAGAAGTAATCGTCATATTGACGGTAAGGCTCTAAACGTTGCTTCTGATGACAAAGACACAATCATTTGTGTAAATCAGCGTTTGGTTGATGAGCGAAAGATGGAGCGTACCATTTCTACTTTGGTTCATGAATTGGATCATTGTATTACTGGTGCCAGAGATGGTTCAAGGGCTTTTCGTGAAGCTGGTGATAAGCGTATCGGTAAGTTGTTGATGAATCACTATTGCGATAAGAAAGAGTTGATTCAGATGACGAATGATACAAAGATTGAAGCGGAGGAAGATTAGCATGGCTGCAAAGAAAGATGCTGATACTGCTTATAACGAGATGGTGGGATTTGAGTATATTCCTATTGAGCCTTACCCTAATGATTCACAGTTACCGTGGCATGTTAAATGTGCTAGATGTGGTGTGAATAGATACATAGTATTGGGCAATGCTCGTCGTAGTTTTAAATCAAAGCAACAGCGTCGTTGTTGTAAAGGTGATAAGACTCAGTTGATTAATGAACAAAGATATCAAGAATGTTGTATTGATGGTTGTCAAGAAATACAACGATCTCTGATAGATCCTCATTGTCGTCCACATTCAATTAGATTAGAGAAATACAATGATGTCTATGCTGATGTGCCGACAATAAAATCTTTGAAGCAAAATCTAACATGCTTGATTCCTATTGATAAAAAAGGTACGCCTTGTGGAGAAATAGCAAAAAAGGGATTCTTGGGTTTACATCATCCACCGACGTTTGATCCTAAAGCAATAGAGTGGGGGGCAGTATGTAGTAATCATGCTGCTAGATGGCGAAGGCATGGCACATTTCAAGAAGGTAAAAAGATGCGGCCTACTCTTTACCATTTAGATTGGATAGAGACTATCAACTTCTATCTAGATCCTGAAAATCAATATGTTGTACCTAACGATAATGGTTGTCTATTGTGGCAGAGTGTTAAAACCGGAGCAGGATATGGATCTATTTGTATCCGTAAAGACGGCGAAGGTTTAACGAGGGTAGCAACACATAGAAAAGTGTGGGAAGTTTTAAAGAAAGAAGAGATTCCTGTAGGTAATCAGATCCATCATATATGTGGTAACAGAGCATGTGTTAATATCGAGCATTTGGAAAATATCTCTTACACAGAGAATAATGCTGAAGCATGTCGTGTTAAAGCGTTGCGTGAAAAGGTTGATGAACTTGAAGAAGAACTTCGTAGATGGAAGGAAGAACACGGTGAAGCAGCATGAGTAGTGATACGAAAGAAGTATACAGTTCAGATAAACATTCTTTCTGTGACCGATGTGAAGGTCAGGTAGGAAGAGTTTTTTCTGAGTCTGAACTTGAAGGTACAGATAGGCAAGTTAATAATGGTTTGCATGTTTGGGCACAAGGATATTATGGTGGCTTTTGGGATACTATGTCTTTTATGGGTGAAGGCCCTACAGAGTTTACTCTTTGCCATGATTGTTGTGTTTGGTTATCTAATGAAATCCCAGCCTTGGCTAAGGAAGCTAAGGGAGGACATGGCTTTGAGGGTAATACCCAAGAAAGGTGTTGTGAATATGCTTTTGATTGGGATGATATTGAACGACATAATAGAGAGGCAAGTTAATGTCAGAATCTGAACGTGAAGCATGGCGCATGGAGTTTACTTTTGAGTTCCAGGATGAGGAAGAAGCAGGTAATATTTTTAAAGCTTTTACTGATTCTTTAGAAGAAATGAAGTTTACTCACTGGTCAGTAAAGATGTTTAGAGATGCTGAGATGCAAAAGGCTCTAGCAACTTTCAGGGAGAATAAAGAAGAGAT